AGGATTTGCGGGAACCTCGGCGCTCTGGCATGTGTGTTGCGGGGTGGGCGATGATTGCTACAGCTGTGGTTACTGCTGCGGTGATTCTGGTGGTGAACCTGTGATGTGGTGGATTGTGTTCGTTATCGGTGCTGTGTTCACTCTTGCTCCTGGAATGGTGAACCCGCTTGCTGTGGTGAACGGGTCTACCCTTCTGGGTTTGGGGTTGCTGGCGTGGGCTTCGATGAAGATTGCGCAGGGTAAGTGATGGATGAGATTGATGAGGCTATTTTGGAGGAGCGCAACAGGGTGCTAGACATCCTGATTGAGGGTTTACCGGATGGCATGTATAGCAACGGGTGGGTGCACTCGATTATTCAGAAAATAGAAGGGGAAGAATGATGATGGATCTGAGCTCTGACGGGCGTGATGTGAATGTGCGGTTGCGTGATGATGTGTGGGCGATGAATGAGCCTGGCACTCTCTCGCTGACGAGAACTCAGGCGCATACGCTGCGGTTGCATTTGAACGCTTGGGCTATGGCAACACAGATTGAGGACATCGAGGAGGACGGTTAGCGTTCGCTAGGCAAGGTGCCAGCCCAAATCCCGTAACGCTCATCAGACTCCACAGCGTAAGTGAAGCACTGCTCTTTGATGGGGCACTGGTTGCAGAGATGCCTGGCCACCCTGACCGCATACTCACGGGTTTGCTTATCTGGGAAGTCCTCTGGGAAGAACACCTCTGGGCAGTCCATGCAGGGCACGCCGCCCTCTTTGTCTATGGCATCCCGCAGTTTATGGTGCGGGCTCTGTCGGTGGTTGCCCATACTCTAAGGGTACAGAAGATTTCAGGTAGGTGGAACCAATGATTACAGCTGACCGGTTTATCGCTAACAAGCTATATTTTCATGAAGGCTGGTTGGAGGCTCGCAGGTCCGGGGTTACGGCCACACAGGTTGCGAAAGCCTCGACACCGGCCGGATTCAAGCAGGCTGTCACGGATTACATCGATGACACGCACATCCCTGATAACCCGTATATGGCTTTTGGGCGTGACTTTGAACCGGTGATTGCTCGCACGGTGCACACAAAGTACGGGATTCTGCCGAACGAGTGGTTGATTAGTGCTGAGGGCAGCGGACAACATTTGGCTACCCCTGATGGGTTGTCACCGGATCACACCATGATTTCCGAGATAAAGACCACCGGCAAGGATTGGGATGATGAGAAGATCCCTGTGCAGTACCGCAGGCAGGTGCAATGGCAGTTACATGTAACCGGTGCGGAGCGGTGTTTGTTTGCGTGGATGAAACGGATTGACGTTGATGGGGTGTTTGCACCGGCGTGGTTCGAGCCGCGTTGCTTGTGGATTGACCGCGATGAGGGCATGATTGAATCGTTACAGGATACAGCTAACCAGTTATGGGAAAGGGTAAATCATGGATAAGCAGGATGAGAATGTCTGGCAGGTCGCTACGAAGTATGTGGAGGATTTGCGCAGTGGCGAACAGCCGCAGGAATCCTGGCGGGATTATTGGGAGCGTGAGGGGAAAATCTTGGCTAAGAAGGTTGGTAAATAATGCCTCGGTTTGATTTGTCACAGTACTCGACCGTTGCGGAACGTATTGACAAGTTCTGGGAAAAGTACCCGAATGGGCGGTTGCATACGGAGCTCGTTCACTTTAGCCCTGAGCAGGTTGTCATGCGTGGCGAGGTCTATTTAGATCGTGATGACGAGCGCCCCGTTACCTCTGATTACGCGGAAGAGCGTATCGACTCTAGCCCTGTTAACAGGGTGAGCATGGTCGAAAACTGCAGCACCTCGGTTTTAGGAAGATGCCTGGCTGACCTCGGCGGTGAGTTCACCGGATCCAAACGGCCCTCCGCTGAAGAGATGGCAAAAGTGCAGCGTCACGAGCAAGCCCAGAAGGATCGTGACTGGGTTGCCGAGGCCAAGCAGATAACTGACACAGACCGCTTGCGCGTACTATGGGGTGAAGCATCTAAAGCGGGTGCGCCACAGAGTGTGTTGGAGGAAGTGAAAGCTTATGCGGAGCAACTCACTACTGCTGGCGAGCGTGCAGGAGCTGACACAGGCGTATCTGGCGGCTCAAAGGGCAAACGATCTAGCGCTAAGTGAGTTTTGGCGTATCGAACTGTGCAGAAGGCTGGTGATGGTTTGTGATGATTTCAGAGATTGTGCAGGAGCTCGCGGAGCTGACCGCACAGAATAAGAAGGGGGTGGAAGCGCTTTATGAAGCTGAAACTGATTTGGCTAGAGCTGAATCTGATTTGGACAAAGCGGAGGCTGGCGCGTTTATATCGGGCACAGGCTCGGTTGCTGAACGGCAGGCGCATGCCAAGATCGCGGCGTCTGACTTACGGTTCGAGCGGGATTTGGCAAAGGCTAAGGTCAATCGTATTCGCCAGAAGCTTAGGGTGATTGAGTCTGCTTTGATGGCGCAGGCTACGATGTCGAAGTTGTTGCAGGCGGAAATGAAGCTCTAGGTGCGGTGTTTCTGCCACTTAGGGCACATAACAGTCACAATCACCGCACATAATTTGCACAGCACTCCGCAGTGTTTGAGCGGGATGCACGCTGTTGTTTTGGTAGCTTACAAACTGCAGAAACCGTAGCGTAGAATGAGGGCATGGCGATCCCCAAGAAAACTCTGAAGCTGGTGCAGGAGCGGGATGCCTACTGTCTGCACTGCGGCCAAGAGGATGACCTTGTACCGCATCACCGGATCAACCGTGGCATGGGTGGATCTAAGCTCCTCGATACTGCAGACAACCTGCTGATGATCTGCGCCAGGTATAACGGGGCGATGGAGTCTGATGCTGTGGTTGCTGCGCGAGCTCGCGGGTGGCATCACAAACTGTCTGCCTGGCAGTCCCCTGCTATGCCGGTGTTTGATTGTGTGGCTTTCCGGTGGTGGTTTTTGCATGAGGACGGCAGCAGGACTATGCTTCAGGATCAGAGCCCATTTTGACCACCTGCTAAGATGTGGGCATAACTGAAAATTGAGATGGCCTCCCGCGAGGTGGATGCAGGAGGCCATCATGAAAACCGATGATACGAGCATCGGCTAGTTACAAGTCTAGCCGATAGAAGGGCTAGACAATGCAAGAAGTACTATATAGATTCTTCGACTCACAGGGCACTCTCCTCTATGTTGGAATCAGTCGCGACTGGATAAGCCGGTTAGGACAGCATCAGAAGCGTACTGACTTTTTTTCCGCTGTAGCAGGCATGACTCTTGAGCGTTTCCCTGATCGTGAAAGTGTTGCACTTGCGGAGCTTGAGGCAATCAAAAACGAAAACCCTATTTTCAATCGCGCGGACAATCCAAACTATAGAACTTGGCAGACTCACTTCCGCGAGATTTTGGATATGTGCAATCGGAAGCGTAAAGTGGATGACTCTCACCAGGAAATCATTAGGCGGTTAGTAACTTACTCTGCTGATTTTGAGAACTTCGGGTCAGGAAAATGGCTATCACAGCACTTTCCTCCTGAGTGGTATCAGATGTATAGGAGGGATGATTACGACTGTGAGCTATGCGCTGCGGTTGCGACACATCCCACAACTCACGCCTGGGGCGAAACGGAGGACGAAGCATGAGCATTGAAGCGTTGTCTATGGTCCTGAATCATTCGACAGCTATCGGTTCGCAGAAGGTGGTGCTGTTAGGGATAGCAAACCATCTCGGTCCTGATGCGACTGAGGGCGCTTGGCCTTCTCAAAAGCGTTTGGCTGATTATTCAAACATGAGTGAGCGCGGAGTTCAGAAGTGCATCGACAAGTTGGTCATTTCAGGTGAATTGCGCGTGGAAGTTGCAGCGGGTCATTCGAGGAATCAGTACAAACCGAATCGTTACTGGATCACGATTGAGTGCCCTCACGATTGTGATCGGTCCATGTCACATCGCAGGGGTGAACATCTGGGCCAGGGTCGAACACCTGTACCGTCAGGGGCGAACGCTGGTACCGTCAGGGGTGAACCCCAGTTCGTACAAACCGTAATAGAACCAGAAGAAGAACCTAATAAGAGATTCACAAAAGCAAAGGCTATTCCTTTCGACTGGAAACCGTCAGAATCTTTTGAGGCTGAGTGTGAACAAAAGTTCCCCTCGCTCACTATTGCTAATGAGGCTGAGGCGTTTGTGGATTATCACACTGCTCAGGGTTCTGTGTTTAAGAACTTTGAGGCTGCGTTTCGTACATGGTGTCGTAATGCGGTGAAGTTTCAGGGGCCTAAGACTGTGATCCATAAGCAAGCTTTGAAGCCTGCTGCGGAGGGTCCTTCGCGGAGGGCTTGGGTTTTGAAGATGCATGAGATGGGGGAGCATTGGGAGTGTCGTGAGGGTGAGTTTGGGTGTAGGTAGTTGCGCCCTCGGTGTATATGGTATACAGTATGAGTATCAGCCAAACGAAAGGGAAAATCATGGCAAACGCAAAACTGACTCTCACTGAA